AAGCAGCAATCGTCCACAGCAATGCATGGAACTCACCCCACAACTTCATCATCGATTCCTTCGGATTGGTGCAGGGGCTGACACCAAGAATACAGCACCCAAGGCAATCAGCGCACGACGAGTTTTGATAGGGACAGTTTGATTCGTCATCGTGTAATCATCAGCGAAACCTTCAAACAGATTCAACACAGCCTCGAACGCTTTACGCACTTTGGTTGGTGCTTCTTGCACAGCAGCCACCAACTCAGTCGCCTGCTCCGATGACAGTTCCTCAACAGCAACCTGCTCAAACACTTGAGCCGCTTCCTCATTCGTCAACACCGCCAACACTGCCGGCTCCGATGCAACGGACACGGCTTGGTCGGTTGTGAGGGCGAAGGCGAGCAGCTCGGTGATGATGGCTTTGACTTCTGCTGGGGTTGCTTGCTCGATGTCTGCTAGGGCTTCAACTACGGCCTCATCGGTGATGGGTGGGAGTGGTGCGTCTTCGGCTGGTTCGCTTGTCTCAGGGGCTTGTGGTGCTTCTGGCAGGGTATCTGGGGGTGGGGGCATTGTGTCTGGTGGTAAGGGCATTGTGTCTGGGGGTAGGGGGATTGTCGGTATCGTTGCTGGTGGTTCTGGCATCGTGTCAGGTATAGGAGGCAACAGTGGTTCTAGTGCGACTGGCAATGTATCTGGTGGCTCAGGGATGGTCTCTGGTGGGGCTGGCATTGTTGTGGGTGGTGGAGGAACCGTTGCAGGTGGTGGTGGTTGTGTCGTTGTTGTGGTTGTTGTTGAAGTTGTGGTCGTCGAAGAAGTAGTTGAAGTTGTAGTTGTCTCAGGAATAGTTGTCGTGGTGGTAGTGCTGGTCGTAGTTGTAGTTGATTCGCCGTTGGTTGTGAACGCTTCATCAGGAACGATTGACCATCCCTCATTGTTGATATTCCAAGCAAGCATCAGACAGGACGAGCCGCCATTCTCGTACATAAACAGGTTCAGGTTGGCATCGCCTGCACTAATGTCTATCTGCCCAGACTCCATCCAAGTGCAACCCTGATCACCCCAGTTGCCCCACTCATTCCCACCAATACCGATTTGACCACCATCATCGGTTGCCAACCAAAACTCAATCGTGTTGTGTTCAGGGATCAAGATGAACCCAGTCATGTGAACCATAAACAGATCGTTTGTGCAATCCAGATACGGCTCACCGTCATACGAACGATTGATGTTGTTCTCCACCTCCGAACCACACAACAGATACTCAGTGTCAGACATGACAGGAGGTATCTCATCAATCGTGTAATACGACGTGAACAAACCTGGTGCCGGATCAGCTGACGCTGACGGAATGAAACTAAAGATCGAGGCTAGAAGCGCAGGAGCAACAATCAGCCAACGCGACTTGAACACATCAGTCAGGATCAACTACTGGCGCAACAAAGTCTGTTCCGTTCCATGTGAACCCGACACCTGCATACGTCTTGCCTTCAACACTGATAAAAGTTTCAATCCAAGTTCCTGTGTATCGCTCAGGGTTCTCCGCCATAAACTCTGCTGTAACAACAGCAACACGAGTGACAACACCATCAGTGACCTGTGCAAAATACTGTGGCACGCTCATACTTTAAACCTCACATACATAATCCCTGAACCACCTAAGCCAGCAGTTGGTGTAGCAAATGAACCCCCCCCACCACTGCCAGTGTTTGCAGCAGCAGAACCAGCATTTACTGAAGAAGTGCTTCCAGCGCCGCCAACTGATGAGCCACCAGCACCACCTGTTCCAGTACCGCTACCGCCACCACCACCAGCTTTAAACAATGCTGAGCCGCTAATAAATGCAGATACATCGTAACCAGCACCACCTGCACCGCCAGTCGTACCTGACCCTGCGGAACCTACAGCACCGCTACCGCCACCGCCACCAGCAGCAGTGCTATTACCAGCACCAGCACCGCCTCGATTGCCTTGCAAAGTTAAACCTGCTACTGGTGTAGTTGTACTATTTCCACGACCACCAGCAGTTGACGCACCATTTACGCCAATGTCTAATGTTCCGTTTGATGCACCACCACCATAGGCTGCTAAAGAAATACCTGTAGATGTAAGAGAAGTAGCACCGCCATTTGTAGGCGATGCCGTATTTGTCCCACCTGCACCAATAGTAATTGTCCCGTTGGCTAATAAATAAATAGTTTGCTGCATCAAACCACCTGCACCACCGCCACCGCCACCATTAGATATTTGCCAACCACCACCGCCACCGCCAACCATAAGCACATCAAACAAACCTGATTTAGTGACAGTGAGTGTGCCGTCTGTAGTAAAAGTTAACAGTGTGTAATTGATGCCTCCAACCGTAATGCTTGATGATGACCCACCTGTAGCGGTGCCGTACGTGGCTGACTGTTGGCTAAAAAAAGTGAAGACTGACGCTGACAATGCTACGAGTGTGCCACCTCCGTGTTGCGCCAATGCTAACGAACTTGCTGTGTTGATTGTTACTCCGGCACCAGCCGTGACAGTTGATGTTCCTGCACCTTTGTTTGCGATGAAGATTGTGTCACCAGCTGCGAAGACTGAGTTGTTGATTGTGACAGTGTTCGCTGTGGCGACGTTCATCACGATGCGTTTGCCGACATCACCGACGAGCGCAACGTATGAGGCGGTCTGGTCATTGATTGGCAGTGTCGTGATTGCATTCATCTGTGCAGCTGTCAGGACGTTGCCTGAACCGAATGGAAATGGTGTTGCCATAATGCTCCTATTGTAGTGCGAAGTCGGTGTCGTCGAGGGCTGAGGTGTCCAGAATGAATGGTAGTACAAGTTGGACTTGACCCATCCCGATGGTGACGCGATGTGTTGAAGGGTTGACTGTGTGCCGTATGGATTCAACGACCACGTTCTGTGTCACCGTTGCTGGTGTACCAGTCAAGAATGTCTTAGTGACCTCAAGGATGTCACCAATCTCCAACCCTGCCATCTGTGTCTGTTGTGCTGTAGTCAACGCATTCAACAACACATCCATCTCCGAGAACCGAACCACAGGTTCCTGAAACCGTGTCAACAAACTCAACGCTAATGCCGACCCAGCAGCATCAGTGGCCAAGGGAACCCCAGTCAACGACAACGCCTTGATCCCATACTGTGTTTGCGACGCAGTACCAGAAGCAACACTTGAAGCCGTACCACCCTCAATCTGCACAGCCACACGATTCAACACCGTCTCAGCCCCATACTGATTCGCCAACGACAAAATCGGAATCCCAGCCGTACCACCAAACGAAGCCACAGCCGTACCAAACGACACAGCAATCCGAGCATCAAACTCAACCAACCCCGAACGATTCACAAACAAACGCCCACCCTCAGCAATAGCCACATCCTGCAACGCGGTGAGAACATTCGTCGCATCGTCATACGCAACTGTTCCACAGGTCGCAATCCCAGTCTCAATGTTTCGCAACGCAGTCGAGAACGCCACCTCTGGACGATCCAAGATTGCTGACACACGGGCAGACGTGAGTTGCGATGAAGGGTTGAATGCGGTCAGCACGGTTTGACCGAGTTGACCGAGCGCGTCGGTGGCAACGATTGTTGCTGTGGACAGGTTCGGTTCGGCATAATCAATGTTCAAGTCGAAGACAAAACCTGAGAACATTGAAGTCGTACCGGCTGTACCGCCGTACACCTCAAACTTGCGACGTGGTGCGATACCCACAGTGCCACCCGAATACCATTCTGATGCTGTGTTCAGTGGATCAAAGTATCGTTCAGCTGCACGATCATCAGCAGTGATGGTGCAAGACGATGATGGGAACGAATCAAGTTGGGTTGCACGGCCACGATTGATATTGATGTTGGTTACATACTCGGTGATGTCCACAAAGTCTGTTGAACCATCCAACACATCAGTGCCATCCAACAGGCTTGAATCCAACGTGAACGCATCAGCCAAGAAGCCAACATCCAACAACACCTTGTATGTTGAACCCCACTTCGCAGACTTAGCCATTAGAAGAACGCAGTCAAATCGCCACCATTGAGACG